GAGTTTTTATTTATACAAATACGTAAAAAGAACTTTAACACAAAAACATGTTCATATGCTGATGAAATCATGTTAGACAAACCATTTGTAATTACAAATACAATAAATTCTACTTTATCTAATAACACGATCTCTAATTATTATTTTACAGATCTTATAGTAGCTGATTTATTATATACAAGAAAAGAGTGGACTAGTAATGTATTAATAGGTAAGAACAAAAAGACCTTGAGTAAGTTTAGTAATGAAGAATTACAAGTTAATGGTAGCGCCGCTCTCAAAAGATTAATTACTGATTTTACATACCCTGAAATAATAGATAACAACGAATGGGATCGTGGCTTATCAACATTACAATATACTCTACCCAAAAATGCCCCAGCAATGCAAGCTATAACTTATATGTTAGAGAACTACGTTTCAAGTAATGAAGATTTAGGTATACTAACTTACTTAGGAGGTCAGTTTCAATTAACATCTTTAAAAGACATCTTCGCACAAGTATATCAAAAGAATAATAATCAAAAAATATTTAAAGAAAGATTTACCAATGCATTTAAAGTTCAAACTGAAGATACTGATGTAGTTTATACTAACAAAGAAGCAGAAAGATTATTACCTAATTCATTCCAGTTTATACCTATAAACCAAATTGATATAGATTTTACAGAACCAGACCCTATATCTGGTATTAACACTTTGATAGATCATAGTTTAATAACATACAACAATGGTAGTAAAACATTTAACCTTTTTAACAAAACAGGTACTGTTGAAGAAGTAAGAAAAGATTTCAGTGATTATTTAAAAACATTTCCTGATGCAGATGAAATAGAACTTAATGTACCAGCAAACGATTTTTATAAACTAAACAAAGTAACTAATTTTAATACATCTAATAGCCCGAGTCAAACTACATCTAATTCTCAAAAAAGCAAAATATCATTACAGAGAAAAATGCTACAATACTTATCGAGATGTAAATTTAAAGCACCCGGGAATTTTAATATATGTGCGAATAAATTCTTATACCTTACTGTAACGGTAAAAGAAAAGAATGACTTTTTAACTAAAGTACCTGGTTTTTGGTATATTACTAATTCTATTACAACCTTAAAAAGTGGTACATTTAGGACAGAAGTAACAGCATCTAAATTTGATAGACCAATACCAGAATGAGCGCGATACCAGTAAAAACAGGAGTACCAGATTTAATAAACACTAAACTTACTAATAGTGTTGATTTTCATATTGCATCAACAAACTTTTTATCTATACTTAAGTCATACGCTAATTATCTTGCTTTGGTAAAATATTATGATAGTTTAAAGTATCAACCAGACCCTATTACTGCCGAAGCGACATTTTGGGAAAACTTCGCTAACGGTAACTTAGACTTACAAGAGTTTGTCAAGAACCCTAAAGCTACAAAATACTTAAAAAAGATAGATGCTGAATTAGGTCCAGATCAAGTAATTAAAACTGACTCTGCTGGGAACCCATTAGTATATATTGATGCACAAGCTAACCTTGTAGCTGAAACAACAGACGGAGATATAATACCATTAACAACGAACAACACAGAGTTTGTTGAATCTGAAATTAATAAAATNGATACAAAGTTTGATATAGGTCAAGCNGATAGAAACGGAGAGTTTTTAGCATGGTGGGTTGATAGATATAATAAAGCTCACGCAGAGGTTAAAAAAATATTAGCTGATAAAATTAATATAGAAGACACTATATTACAAGAGTTGTCAGAGAGTATCGGTTTCTTATTCGCTCAATATCAATTACCGGGTAGCAGGTACACTCATTATGCAGACGATAACGTTGATGTTACTCCATATCCTTATAACAATGTTATAGATGAAAAACTATCATTTGACACTAAACTTAATATTATAGAATTAACAAATAGAACTGAAGCTATTTTTAGACGAAATATATCACAAGTAATACCATTCGCAAACATCGCAAAAACAGCACATGGTAGTAATCTAGTTACTGATCATTATCACTATGAGAGACTTAAAAAGAACGAACCAGAGTTAAATGAACTTATGAGTGATGTTTTAGGTAATGCCTATAAAATATTAGTATGGATGGGGTCTAATAAATTAAATAACAAGCAAAGAAATATCGCTGGGGTTCATGAAGTAGTTATAGAAAACTCTAAAGTGAATGTTGATATTCTAATGAATAAAATACAGAAACTGGAACGACCATTCAATAACGATGTACTTAAGTAAGTTCTTCTGGTTTTTTAATTTCAGAGTCTACCTCGATTACATCTTTTGCGTTTAACAAATTAGCTAATACTTCCTCTCTACTCATAGTTAAAGCATGTTTTTGATCGGAATATTGTAACTCTTTTTTGGATTCTATCTCCATAGCCTTAGCTTTTATTGTTGTACTAGTTTTCTTATCTTGTAACACGAGTTTGTTTAGAGTTTCAATAGCACCTGTAGACGCCTTAACTAATTCAGATAAAGCAGACATATTATCTGCTTCTGGTAAATGATGAACAACCTCTTTCATATTTTCTATCATCTCTAAACTATCGTGAATTAATTTAGATGACTTCTGTATGATAAAGTTTTCTAATTCTTCTTTTTTAATTTCTGGATGCTCGTTTGCGACTCTTTGAAGCTTTTTACTATCAGTAGGTAAGCTCTTAAGTTGCGAAATCAAATCATCTGGGTTAATATCATCCATAAAAATATTTACTTGAATTACTTATGTTTTAAACTATATTACCGATATATGAGCGAAGTTAAAATGACATTTGTTAAGACCCATAAGAGTGCTAAGTTACCAGAACGCGCCCATGCAAGTGATTCTGGTTATGATTTGACCAGTGTAGAAGAAATGACTATCCCTGCAAAAGGATCTGCGGTCGTCCCGGTTGGTTTAACGTTAGGTTATTTAGAACCTGGTTGGTGGTTTAGGATTGAACCAAGAAGCGGTCTAGGTTTTAAGAAAAGCATACAACCTCATCTAGGTATTATTGATAACGGTTATCGTGGAGACCTTGGAGTAAAACTGTATAACTTTAGTGGTTCAGATTGGGTATTACCTACAGGTAGTAAAGTCGCTCAATTAGTATTATATCCTCATATTACTGCAGACATTGAATGGGCTGATGAAGTTACGGGAGCTGATCGTGGAGATGCAGGGTTTGGTTCTACTGACAAAGCATGATGAAGATTACTGATATCTGGTGCGAAAAATATCGACCTACTACTCTTGACGAGATAGTATTAAAGAAAGATACGTTACAATATTTTAAGAACGTACAAGAGAGTGGTAATGTACCTAATATATTATTTGTAGGTCGACCAGGTATTGGTAAGACATCTTTATCAAAGATTGTAGTTAATAATCTGCTCAAATGTCAGTACTTATATATTAACGCTTCAGATGAAAACGGTATTGATACTATAAGAACTAAGGTTATTAACTTCGCTCAAACTAAAAGTTTATTTGGTGGTATTAAAGTTATCATCCTGGATGAGTGTGATGGGTTATCTATTGACGCTCAAAAGGCTCTTCGTAACTCTATGGAAGAGTTTCATGAAGTAACTAGATTTATTCTTACCGCTAATTACAAGCATAAAATTATTCCAGCTCTTCAAAGCAGATGTCAAATATTAGATATTGTATATGACAAATCCGATTATATTGAAAAGCTTATTTCTATAGTTAAAAAAGAAGATGTTAAAATATCAAAAGAAGAGTTCTTAAAGGTAGTTAACAATAGCTTTCCTGATTTTCGCAAAGGCATCAATAACCTACAACAATACTTTATATCAGAAGGTAAAGAAGAAGTAGATAGTAATTTAGATTCGTTTTTTACTGATATTATTGATAATTTGCTACCTCAAAAGAAATACACTAATATTCGGAAATATATTATAGAAAACGAACATCTATTTAGTAACGATTATGATTTACTTTTCCGTAAGTTATTTGATCATTTGTATGAATGTTCTTTATCCGAAGACAAAAAAAGAGACTGTTTAATAACAGTCTCTAAATATTTTTATCAAAATAGTCAGTGCATCGATCAGGAGATTAATTTCTACTCCTGTATACTCGACTTAAGCATTTAAATATTTTGCAGTATTTAACGTATAATCACCGTTAGGTACTTTAGTTGGTTGTCCTACACCGAGATCTTTATCTTCTACTACTTCTGGTTTTAACGTAGTATGATCTTTTTGATCGTTAGTAGGATCCTTTTGTGTACCACGAGCATCACTAGAACTAATAGCAAATTCTAGTAATTCTAGAGGAATAGTTAACTTCTGTGCATAAAAGCCCGGAGTAATCTCTACAGCGATATCTGCTAATTGTCTGTCTGAATCTGTATACTCAGTTTCATATACAGCCTTCTTAATTGTAGATAACATTAAATGCTTACCTTGCTCGGTTAGAGTTACTATTTCCTCAACATAATTTCTACGGGCTTCGTCTAAACCTTTATACCAATCAGAAGATTTCATCTTACTAGAAAACTTCACATAATCTCCAGCAATTGGTCCAGACTTCATAAACCTGCTTATTTGAGCCTCAAAAATTGTATCGAACTTACTCATTTAAATTATTTATTGTTTTTAGCACTTTTAAATTAAATAATTATAATGGCAATAAAGCTAGACATACTTGATAATGTAAAAAACAAAGATGCGTATCGTAAGTATACATACGCAGATTTACATTTAGACTTACAACTTAGTAGCAGAGTACCTGATAAACCTACTGGTGCTAGTAAAAATGCACAAGATTTAAAGTTGAGTTATGATGTTTTAGCTATATACAATTCTATTAAAAATATTTTCAATACTAAGAAAGGACAAAAGATTTTAACACCTAATTTTGGGTTAGATTTAGAACAATATTTATTTGATAATATAACCAAAGATAATGCAAAACAAATAGGTAAAACAATTTTAGAAGAGTTACCATTTTATGAACCGAGAATTACGGTAGAAAACGTAAGCGTTATTGCGCGACCAGATGCAAATGAGTATAAAATAAGTATATCTATCATTATACCTTCATTAAATAATAGAAAGGATAGTTTGTCTGGTACATTAACTGAAACAACATTTACATACAACTAATCATGGCTAATTTTACAGAATTTAATTTACCTACTGATGCATATACAGGGTTTGATGCTCAAAGTTTACGAGACCTAATTATACAAAGGCTCAATAACGACACTACTATATCTTTTACTGATCAAAATTTTGAGGGTAGTAATATATCTGCTCTCATAGATATAATTGCTTACTCATATCATACATTACTTTTTTACTTAAACCAAACTAGTTCAGAAAGTAATTTTAATGATGCATCATTATATGAAAACATAAACCGTATTGTTAAATTAATTGATTATAAACCAGTCGGTAAACAAACTTCTGTTCTCCCAGTCAATATACAAGCTACTGCAGACTTATCTGCAGGTTATTACACAATACCAAAATTTACTTTTGCATCAGCTCAAGGTAAAACATTTACATTTACATCTGATGTTACGTTTGAAAAATTTACTTCTAGTGTTGAAACAGTATCCGCTATTGAAAATCAACTTATGTATGAGGGTACATTAGAAGAGTATCCAGTAGTTAACCCTATAGGAGAAAAATTTGAAGTAATAAACTTACTACCTGGAAAAAATATAATAATTGATCATTTTAATATTTTTGCATATGTAAAAGAAAATAATGCAGAAAATAAATGGTATGAATGGAAAAGAGTACCTAGTATATTTTTAGCTAAACCAAATGAAAGAGTGTTTGAAGTACGATACAATGAAAATAAAACATACGAATTGACATTTGGTAACGGAGTTAATGGTAAACAATTAACTAGTAATGACCAAGTAGCGTTATATTATATTAAATCATCTGGTACAGACGGTAAGGTGACAAAAAACGCGCTTACTGATACTTCAATTAATGTTTATAATACTACCCAATATAATGATATATATAATAATATCAAAGATACATCGTTAAATTATTTAACTATAGAAAACTCAATCAACGTTAACGTTAATAATTCAGAAGATAGCACTAGTTTCGGAGAAGAAGAAAATGTACAGGACAT